CTCTTAATTGTGTTGCAAATTATGAATACTTGAAACATCTTCCTAAAGGTGTTAAAATGTTCGTAGATCCTTTATGTCAAGATGCAGGCACATCTGTAGGATTGGCAAAGTACCTCTATTACTGTAAACAATGAAAGTAGTTAAAAGAATAGTTATTGTTGGTGGCGGAACTGCTGGATGGATAACTGCATCTTGGTTTGCTAGAAGATGGAGTAAAAGACTAGACGTTGTTGTTATTGATAAGACACAACCAGAGAGAGTTGGTGTTGGAGAGGCTACATTACTAAGTTTTCCAGAAGTAATGAGGCAGATGAATTATGAACCAAAACAATGGATGAATGAAATAGATGCCACTTATAAAGCTGGTATTTTATTTCCTGGCTGGGGAAAGAAAGAAAATGTAATTTGGCATCCGTTTGGATTTGGTATTTTAGGTGACGGTGATAATCCAAATATACCTAGAGTTCCCTTATATGATGTTTGGAGTAATTATCAAGATCAATACGATATAAAAGACATATCTGGTTTGTATAAATCTGCTATGAAAAATAATGTAGAACCAGATTATATTAGAGATACATATGCTTATCAAATTGATTGTGGTAAATTAGTACAGTTCCTACAGAAAAATACCATACCATTTTTAAAAGAATATATTCAATCTGATGTTGTAGAGGTTTATAAAGATGGTATATCAGATGATATAACAAAATCTAATATCAAAAAATTAGTATTAGATGATGGATCAGAAATTACTGGAGATTTGTTTATAGATTGCACTGGTTGGAAACAGATGCTCATAGGAGAGAATAATGTAGATTTAAGTGATAGATTATTCATAGACACTGCTTTTGCAGCTAAGGTAGAATATGAAAATAAAAGTCAAGAGATGCATCCTTATACTGATTGTGCAGCATTAGAACATGGGTGGAGATGGAGAATACCTACAAGATCTAGAATAGGAACTGGATATTGTTTCAATAGGTCAATTACAGATCCAGATGTAGTGGCAGATGCCTTTGTAAAACATTGGAATAATAGAATAAAAAAAGAAGATCTAAGAATGTTAGATTGGAAACCTCAGTATGTTAAAAAATTCTGGGAGGGGAACGTGGTTCCTATTGGACTTAGTGCTGGATTTATAGAACCATTAGAGAGCACTGGATTAGCGTTGATGATAAGGGGATGTGAATTCCTAGAAGAGTCTATGGTTGATTGTTTCTACAATCCATACGAGACAGGTATCTATGATATTAGAATGAAATGTGCCTTTGAGAGTGCAGTTGATTATGTAAATATGCATTATTCATATTGTGAGAGAGAAGGTAAGTTTTGGGATTATGTTAGATTAAGTCATGAGAAATCTGGTATGCAAAAATATATGGAAGATCAGATAAATGATCCACATTTAATCACATTTCAACAACATAGATCTAGTTCATTTTTTGGTGGAAGTAATTGGCATGTATGGTTATTACAACTGATGCCTGAGATTGTAAAGAAAGAATATTGGTATGAAGATGTTAAGGAAATTGTTCCTAGATTTGAAAATTACCTTGCAAGACTAGATAGTAGTGTAAAACAATCAATCTCCCATAAAAGTATACTAAATCACTGGCATGGAAAATAAAATAGTATGGTGTAATGGCACTTTTGATATACTACACCCAGGCCATATTGAACTGTTCAAGGTTGGTGCATCTTTAGGAAAAAAACTCATAGTAGCCACAGATACAGATGAAAAGATTCGTAAAGATAAGGGTGCGTTTAAGCCCGTCAACAATTTGTGTGATAGAATTTCCATGCTACAAGCGATAAAATATATTGATGAAGTATTGTATTTCAATGACAGAAAAGAATTAGAGGGGTTGATAAAATTATACATGCCTGATATACTACTGTTAGGTGATGATTGGAAAGGAGGAGATGTGGTTGGCAAAGAGTATGCCAGAGAAGTCAGATTTCTTCCTAGACTAAATTACTCAACAACGGACATTATTAAAAAGATTCGTGCATAATGTAATTGTCATAGGTGATAAGTGTACTGATAAGTACATTTTTGGTGAGTGTAGTAGACTCAGCCCAGAACAACCTGTGCCTGTATTAGATCAAATTAAAATCGAAGAAAGGCCAGGCATGGCTGGTAATACTGAGTTGAATCTCAAATCATTTGGAATCAATACTCTTTTACTTTCTCAAAGAGAAACAATAACTAAAACTAGATTTGTAGATACTAATAGTGGTTATCAACTTCTACGTTTAGATGAAACTCCAAAAGTAAGTAGGATTGCCAATGCTGAAATGAAAATGGCTTTCATGCATATGAATCCAGATGCAATTGTTATTTCAGATTATGACAAAGGATACCTCAGTGATGAAGATCTATGGCATATATGTAACAATATTAACAGACCAGTGTTTGTGGACACTAAGAAACGTAGACTTTTTCAGAAAGATAATGTATACTGGAAAATAAACAGGAAGGAGTATGATGACCTTATACAAGACCATATACCTAATGATAGTCATCTTATCGTTACTCTTGGCTCTGATGGTGCAAGTTGGAACGGTTTGATTTTTAAACCAGAAATTGTTAAAGTATTTGATGTATGTGGTGCTGGAGATACATTTCTATCTGCACTAGTATATCAATTTTTACAAACAGAAAATATGCAAGAGTCAATCATCTACGCAAACAAAGCAGCTGCGATATCTGTAACACATCCTGGCGCTTACCACTTAAGTAATAAAGATATTGTTTCAATAGGAGGCAAAAAATGAAAGGAATTAGTTCAGCAGATTTAATGCACCATCGATTACAGGCATGGCTTCGTGAACACAAATGTAAAGATATAGAATATCTTGGTTTTCTTGAGAGTTATAAATCGGGAAAGAAAGAACATATGTATAGAATTGGAGAACATGAAGTCCCTGTTGATGCTATTGAAAGCTTGGAAATGGAAGAGGTAGATGAAGAATGAGATACTGTGTAGATATTGATGGGACTATCTGTAGTCTAACTGTGGGTAGAGATTACCATAAGGCAGTGCCATGGTGGGATCGTATTGCTGTCATAAATAAGTTGTATGATGAAGGTCATGATATCACTTACTTTACCGCAAGAGGTATGGGTCGATTCGGTGATGATCCAGATGCAAGCATGAAAGCATCGGCTCTATTATTTGATCTTACAGAACAACAACTTAAAGGTTGGGGATGTAAATATCACACTCTAATCTTAGGTAAACCACACGCTGATTACTTTATTGATGACAAGGGAGTGAATTCTGATGACTTCTTTAGGGCCAAGTAGAAGACCTCGTAATGCTCGTGCGGCAGAACCTATCAAGTATGTGCCAAAGGGATGGGGATATGAAAAATGGATCGCAAATTGCGAAAAGTATTGTGGTAAACTTTTGTTTATTGCAAAAGATAAACAGTGTTCATGGCATTATCATAAATTAAAAGACGAAGTATTTTTTATCCAGAGTGGTAAGATAAAATTATATCATGGGTGGGATATGGATATTGAAAAAGCAGATATAATAATACTGAATAGAGGAGATAAATTTCATGTACCTATAGGTCTGAAACATCGTATGTTTGCGATAGAGGATACTGAACTATTTGAGTTTAGTACAGAACATTCCGATTCAGATTCACATAGGATCATGCCTGGAGACCTAATATGAACACGGATGATCTAATTAAGGTTTATAACGTATTATCGAAAGAAGAGTGTGAGGATATTATTGATTGGTTTTGGGAAGAAGAAGATAGGCATGTAGACGGTGCTGTATATGGAAGACCAAATGATGTCAGACAAAATCATGTAGTAAAAGATTTTAAAGATACTAGACAGATATATCCAAAACCAGATGACAGAGTATCAGATTTGTTGTCTAGAGCATATTTTGAAGTGTATGATAGATACGCTGAAGAGTGTCCAGTTCCACCAGAAGATTATCCTCTAGTATTCAGAGATTACTGTGTTCGTATATATCACAAAGGAACAGGATTTTTTTCTAAACATCAGGATCAAGGGCCTGGAGTAAATGTTCACAGAGTATTTGGTATTGTAGGTTATCTAAATGATGTTGAAGAGGGTGGAGGCACATATTTTCATCTTCAAGATAGAACGATACCAGCTAGGAGAGGAGATGTTTGTATATTTCCTTGTAACTATCTTTGGCCTCATGAAGGAACTATTCCAATATCAGAACCCAAGTATGCTATAACTTCTTTTATTTCGTATGCAAATAATGCTTAACTTCTTTATAATCATGTGAATACCATGAGGTATCTGCACATGTGTATTCTTGATACTTACCTTCTAGATGTTTGGGGAAGGGGATTACTTCAATCTCCGCCCCTTCTTTTTTGGCAATCAATTCCGCAATCTCAAGAAATGAGATAGGATTGCCAGTCCCAACATCATAGATGCCGCTCCCTGCCGTATTATCTAGGACAACATCCACTACATCTTCTACCCATACAAAATCTCTAAAGGCATATTCAGACTCCTCAAAGATTTTAATTACTTTATTTTGTTTTGCTTGTAAAGTAAATTTACTGATTGGACTTGCTTGATCTCCTTTATGTTCCTCACCATCTCCATATACATTAAAGTATCTGAATCCCTGCACTTGTTCAAACCTATCCATATTATCCATGACCCAATAATCTACAGTTGCTTTTGATAGTGCATAGAAATTTAGTGGATTGATGGTCTTTTTTAAATATCCATATTCACTATGAATCTTACCATATACCGATGCAGATGAGGCATATTTGACTGGGATAGAATATTCTATTGCTTTCTCAAATAGACCAATAGAAAACTCTACGTTATACTTGTGAATCTTATTTACATCTGTTTCTACTGTACTTGATATGGCTCCCTGATGTAGAATCATTTCTACCTCATCCCATTTATCATATTGATTTAAAAAATCAAAAGCACCACTTTGTTCAACTCTGTACAGATTTTCTGGATCAAGCCTCTTTTTAAATGCTTGACCTATAAAACCTTGATAACCTGTGAGAATAATCATAATTTAAACAAAATTAAAAGATGGGAAATGTAGAGGTATAAAGAATGTTTGAACTAATCTGTAAAGATCATCTTCAAAAAATCCTGGCTTATCATATGCACCGTGAAGAATATTATCAGGATACATAATCATTCTATTGTATTTCATTTCTGCTAAGTGTATTAACTCCCATGGCCCCACACTATCACTAACAAATTCATTATCCCAGATTCCACTCTGTAAAGGATTAACTTGTTGCCCTTTATATGTATAAAACCCAGTGCCACCGTTACATTCCTCATCTTTGTTTAGATACATCAATCCAGCCCACCCTCTACCCTTAGTTTCTGGTGGATAATCTACATGAGGTATCTTGACTCTATCCTTTGATTGAGTTACGTTGACAGAAAATGGAATATTTAAACACGCTTGATCAAATTGGGGATCTTCTTTTATTGTAAGTGAATATACATTTTTTGCAATCTGTTTAAATATATCATGCATATGATCTAAGTTCATATTCATATCTACTCTAAGTCCAGGCACTCCTCCACATATTCTGGGATTGTTTGTAGGTGGACATCTCAGTGCTAGATTCCTTACCTTGTCTGGGTTTTGGTAAAAATTGTCAACATAAACTATGGGAAGTTCTTGCCACCCCATGAGTTCTACTCTTGCTTCTAAATCATCATTAAGTGCAAAGGTTTTTTCTTCATTGATAAAATACTTTTTCATATAACTAAATACTTCGGAGAACTAATGTGGAGAGGTTGTGGCAAAACCTAATAGTAAAGACGGTTTGAAAGAATACGCTCTTAGAAAACTTGGAAAACCAGTTCTGGAGATTAATGTTGACGACGATCAAATCGACGACTTGATTGATGATGCCATTCAGTTGTTTCATGAGAGAC